TGCCACGTATAGTGGAATATTTGCCCCTATTATTTTTTTTTGTGATAAGAAAAAACCTCTGGCACACTTGGCACACCCCTGTTTTTGGCTTATTAGTGAGGAATACCAATGGTTATAGCTGTGCCACGACAAAAATCTACGGTGGCACACTTGGCACACTCTGCTACTCGACGCGCGCGACCTTTTTTTTATTTTTGAAAACTTTTTTGCCCAAAAATCTCACTATACAGTATATAGATTAATATGAGACATCCTAAAAAATCTAAATACAAATCTGTTGTGATTAAGAAGAAGAGATATTACTTCTATAAGATCACGTGGTTGGATATCACGGGTGACAGCGGCCACGCAGACTTACATACAGCAGAGGGCTTTATGCCTTCAGAGATGGTAACTCACGCATATCTACTTAACAAAGATAAAAAGAATGTAAGAACCTTTGCAAGTTATGAAGTTAATGATGAATTATTTAGTGATAGAAATGTATTCCCAAAAGGGTGTATAGTACGTATGGAGAAAATAAATGAAAAATAAAAAATTTAGTTATGATGGTAGATCAAGACCTACCAATGATTTGTATAAAGAAAACTTTAACAGAATATTTAATCCTACATTGACAGATAATATGCCTAATGTAAAATGGGACCAATTACCACCAAGGAAAGGACCTGACTCAAATGGAATACAAACCAGTTATAAACAAGTGGTCACTAGTAAAAAAGTTTCCAAGAAAAATATTTAGTAGAGTTATTGCTTCTCTGAATCACTATCAGGGTTTAATTCTTCTGCTGATTCTATTACATCTTCTTTTGGTGTAACGTCTTTCATATTATTGACATATTTATTTTCCATATATTCCATTAACTCTTCTTTGGACATACTACTTAAATCTTTGTCAATATGATGATGAACAACATCTGTTTTATATAGACCCGCAGCCTGGCCTCTTCTGTATTCTGTATTACTTGCTGCAGCATAAGCTTTATCTTTTAAAGATATATTTCTAATCTTACCCATCATATTCATATGACGATGAAAGTCTGTTCCGTGCTGCTCTCTCACTTCTTTTCTTAATTTTTCTATGTATTGGTGTACCAATGGGTATTTTTTAGGGTTCTTTAAATCAGATGCATTTTGTCTAGGTCTGTTCTTATAACCTGCTTCTAATGCACATTGAGTCTGATTCATTTCACCATCATTATACACATACAATTCAGCAAATTTCATCTGCCTTTGCGTCAATGCTGGCTTTCTACCCATCTTTTTATTAATTAAATTAGACATAGCCAAAGTATATAAATAGTTGTATAAAAAGTCAAATTATGTACGCAGATGTATCGAATCTAGTACGCAAATCTGTAAGAAAAAATAGGTGTGTCCGTTGAAACCAGAGTCTAAATTTTGGCAATTAATTAAAAAGAATACACCTAAAATCCAGTGGACAAGACTAGAGTCTTGGGCATCCTTTGGTGTGCCAGATCTATTGGGATACAACGATTCTTGTGGATTTTTTATGGTTGAGCTTAAGGTAGTTCACGGCAACAAAATACATTTTAGTCCCCACCAAAAACTGTTTCACTTCACTAGGAAAAAGCGTAACTTTATCCTGCTTTACCAGCCTTCCCTTAAGCTGGTAAAGTTATACGAAAGCTCCGCGGTCCCCGGTCTTATAACCGATCACCGCGAAACACCTTCCCTCGCAATCAATGACTGGGATCATATTCAACGCTGCTTGCTAGCGTCCTCATCTGACGCTTGATCGCTTGCTTGCTCGCTCCCCTGCTCGTGGCTCGTGGGCCCACCCACCCGCCTGCTTGCTTGCTCGCTCGCTTGCTTGTCAGCTTGTTCCTTCTGAAATTTTTTGCGCTTCTTGCGCAGCTCGTCGTAAAATTTTGGGTGCCTGAATACGTGCATTTTTAGTGTTTACCATATACCACGGTTTGGACTCGCTTGTCCCAACATTTACGGCAGCTCAAACACTTGCCGCCTTGGTCCGGAGCGGGGCAGGTTCTATTGTCTGAAGTTGTAACGCCTGACTCGTGACTCCAAGCGCTGGAGCTCGGCCCATCTATTTTAGATCTTGATAATCTTATAACTAAATTTTCTGGCACGTCCTTCGGGTCCGGTAAGAATTGGCGCTCCTGGGTTGGTAACCAGTGGCGCGTGTTTGGTGTTAACCTTACAACTTCTAAAATCTTTTGCATATGCTCGACGCTTTGAACGTCTCCGGCATCGTGCCATCTAAACCATTTTTGATTTCTAATTTTAGCGGCCATCGCATCGACCCATTGCGGGTGTTCAATTGCTTTTAGTCTTCGATACTGTGCAGCCTTGATTGCTGGGTAACGTGTGTAATTTCCTTTTTTAGCATAACAACTAAAGCAAGGCGTGCCCGGAACCTGGGCCAGCTTCCATCCGGTCTTACACTCCCAGGCCGGCAGGCTATACGATAGGCCCGGCATTTTAGACGTTTTTGTAAAACTGTCTGTAATTTTTATTGCATCTTTTATTTTCATAATATCCTTTCTTATAAAATCCCATACTAATTATTTAAGTTACTTTGTCAACTTTTATTTTTTTATTGACAGCCGCGCGCTTGTGTGCTCGGGGCCCACCCTCCCCCCCGGCTCGCGGGCTTGAGCCCGCGTTTCGGTAAGTTAGGATAATGACCAGCGCGACGGCGCCCGCGCGAAGCTTATTTGGCACATACCGTCGACGCTATTCGCTCGCTGATCCCAGGTCCAGCTATGCTTACGGGAGCAGCTCCCAACATTACACTAGACCAGGGATCAGCACCCAGGAAAGACGGCCCAAAGCGGGCGGTGTGATCCTGGGTTGATCTTTTATTTATGAATTGCGATCCATAAATTCTTGAACTTTTTTTTCTGCTTCAGCTTCCATTTCAGCATCTGATTTATGAAACCAAGGCTCTCCCAAAAATTTATTTATTCCTCCATAATTTTTATTTTGGATTTCCTCAAGGAAATCCTCGTAAAGGCCTTCCTCAAGTTTTAAAGTTATTTCATCACTCATTTAATTAACCTCCATATCTTTAGTTAAAACTAAAGTTTCTTTCGGAGCTTCTAAATACTCATCAACAGAATTCAAATGATAAGTATGATCTTTATCATCATTGATCTGCTCATAAGCTAAAAGCATTCTAGTAGCTTCAGTTAATGTAAATGGTTTATCTTTCATAATCGTATATTTAAAATGACCAGCAGGCCATTTATCTTTTCTGATTACAAAAAACATTTTGTCGTTTTCTTTTGTCATATTATCCTTTCTTTTAATTAAGATATTACTACCATAAAATCCCATATCTTGTCAAATTAATAATTAAATAAATTTAATTTTTATTCAACCTATAGTTGTGCTCGTGACCTGGGGGCCCACCCTCCCCTAGAAAAAAAAATAAATAAACATTTGACTTAATTTAATTCGTATGTTATAAAATCCCATAATAACAGAAAGGATAATATGAGTAAATCAATGACTAAATATCAACTGGATCACTTTCGTGATAAAGTTAAAAGACAGTTTGAACCAATGATCCGCGATCAGGAATTATTGGTCAAGCAATTTAAAACCGAAGCAACTGACAAAGCGGTTGAGAAGCTATCTAAAAAAATTGGAGCTGATACAATCATTAAGAAGTTTGCCGAAGCTGAAAAAATGTTGGAGGAAGCAAGGGCAACTGCGCTGACTTTCTTCCATAAGAAAAAACCCAAGGATCAGGAATTGAATTATAATTTCCGCGATCAATCAAGATATAAAGATGAAATAACTCTGCGAGATTGTCAAGAGCAACTGCGAGAGTGGGCGTCTGAACTTGCTGAACGCGAAATAGAAAAAAGGCCCGAGGGTGCTAAACTTAAACAACTTAAAGAACTTAAACTCAAAGCGCTTGATGTTGTTATGGAAAGCGGAACGCCTGATAGTCTTGCAATAGCACTTGACCAAGTATCTAAAAAGATTGGCTTGTCTTGGAATACTGATGTTCAAGCGCTTCCAAACTTTAAGCAGGCGGGCTAGTAATGACTGATAAAGTTGACAGCGCAATCTATATCTATGATGTTGAGTTTGATAAGATTAAAACAATTAAACTTAAAACATTTTTAGGCAGGGTTAATCACACATTAAGAAATGAAAATCAGATATACTTTGCATTAAAAGATGACGCGACTAAATGGAGGAAGAAATATAGCGATTAATACTTGACACAACATATAGGGTATGGGATTAATCCCATACCCTATGCAATAACTACATAGCTCGTGAACTCTGGGCCCACCCTCCCCGAGGGGTCCCAGCCAAAACCAATACAGGCTCGAGAATGATGGGCCCACCCACCCCAAAACAGATAGGGGTCCCAAGACATATACCTATAGAGTTTGATTTAGACTTAAATATAGGGTAAATTTCAAATGAGGAGAAAACAGAACCAAAAAAATTCTGCAAAAAAATTTTATGAAAAGCCTTGAAGAGCTTCGAAAAAAGACTAGAAAATATTTTAGAAAAGAGCACACTCAAAATCAAACCGCTGAAGAAATACTTGAGTTTGAAAAAGCTCAAAAAATTTTAGAAAAAAAATTTAAGCAAGACCTTATACACAATAACTTTATGGCTTTTGTCAAAGAGATGTGGCCAGAGTTTATTGAAGGTAGACATCACAAAGAAATTGCAGATAAGTTTGATAAGATTGCATCGGGCAAAATTAAAAGACTTATTATCAATATGCCACCAAGACATACGAAGTCAGAGTTTGCATCTTTCTTACTTCCTGCTTGGATGGTTGGTCGTAGACCAAATTTAAAAATTATACAAACAACCCACACCACGGAGCTCGCTATACGATTCGGTCGTAAAGCTAAAGTTCTACTCGACAGTCCTGAATACCAAAAAATATTTGAGACAAGACTCGACCCCGATTCGCAAGCCGCGGGTAAATGGGAAACCGAACAAGGTGGTGAATACTACGCAGCGGGTGTCGGCTCGGCCATCACGGGTCGTGGTGCGGACTTACTTATCATTGATGATCCACACTCGGAGCAAGATGCAATGAATCCAGAAGCGCTGGAGCGTGCTTACGAATGGTATACGTCAGGTCCACGTCAACGTTTGCAACCTGGTGGAGCAATTGTACTTGTAATGACAAGATGGAATATGAAAGATCTAACCGGTAAACTTTTAAGTGCACAATCTAAATTAAAAGCAGATCAGTGGGACGTGGTTGAGTTTCCAGCAATCCTACCAAGTAATAAACCTATCTGGCCACAGTATTGGAAGATCGATGAACTAGAAGGGGTTAAGGCTTCACTATCCATTGGTAAGTGGAACGCGCAGTGGATGCAAAACCCAACTGCAGAAGAAGGATCAATTTTAAAACGTGAGTGGTGGAGACTTTGGGAAAAACCTGGAATACCTCCTTTACAACATATCATACAAAGTTATGACACAGCATTCAGTAAAAAGGAGACAGCTGATTATAGTGCAATTACTACCTGGGGAGTCTTTTATCCAAACGAAGATCCAGGCGAAGCTCCTAACTTAATTTTACTGGACTCGTTTAAAGAACGGCTAGAATTTCCAGAACTTCGTAAAGAAGCGTTAGAACAGTATAGATATTGGAAACCGGATACAGTTATTATTGAAGGTAAGGCAACTGGAATGCCATTAACTTATGAGTTGAGAAAAATCGGAATA